AAGCGTTTAAGCGCCCCGTCCTTCGGCTTTTTAACCACCGTGCGTATAGGTTTAGTTTTAACCTTATTCGGAGTCACCTTAGTAACCCATATGAGTAGTGCCTTGGATCGCGGCACCCGTGCCGCGGGTCTTCATACGACGGGGAGTGTTGGCGAAGTCAGTAAGACCACCTGCTACGGGAGCGGGAGCAGTCTTGCCATAAGGAATACGACCTTGGCCTTTAATGTCCGCATACGTGACCGCCTTTGGCGTTTTGCCCGGCGCTGATCCGTTTACTTTTACAGTACGATTTTTCATAATTTACTTCTCCTTGCCTTTACCCTTAGATGAAGGTTGTACGGATTGTGTGGCGTTTTTACCAGTAGACTTAGTATTTTTTTGCAAACTAAAACCTCTGCCACCACGTTCCGCAAGAAGGTCTGCGTAATACATTTCAGAGCCGTAGCCCCCTATTCCTTTACCCATTTTAATCTCCTCGTTGCTTTAATAATTCACGATCCATGGCTGACTGAATACGTGCTTGTGTTTGTTGTTCTTGAGAGCGTAACCTCTCACCAAACTGCTCAGAGCGCATCTGCTGGTTCTGTTGATCCAACTGTAACTTGGCTTGATCAATTTGATTTTCCGCTTCATTATCGGCTACTTTAGCCTGAATCTCTTGTTCCTTCAACTGAATTAAAGGATCAGGTGCGCCCGCTCCAGAAAGTTGTCCTGACATGTCTTTAACTTGCTGTAAGCCTTCTGCAATAAACTGAGCCGTCAAACGCTCGACTTCCAGAACGGCTTGTTCTTCAGGAGCTTGTCCGCCCATCTGCTGTAGCTGTTGGTTATAAACGGTCATCGCTTGTTCTTGAGCCGCAATCTGAACGTGCTCCATAACGTGCTTTTGAAGAATCATCGCCACAGGAGGCATGCCCCCAACATTAGGACTTGTGCCAAATATCAAGTGCGCTTGGATATGCGCTTGATGGTTTTGTCCTTCAAATGCTTTTAATGGCAACATGTCTAAGGTATTAATGTTCTCTTGCGCAGGATCAATCGGTACAGGTTCTTCCGCAGGCACTGACTTCATAATGCGGTCAACGTCCGTCACCCCCAAAGCTTCATACATGTCACGATACACTTCGTGGATGTTATGAATCTCAGGCGCTTGAGTGGCCAACTGCATCTTCGTCTGCGCAAGCACAATCCGCTGCGCTTGACTAAACACATTGGGATTGCTAACAGGAATAATATCAACGCGATCATCGAAGTCTTCTCGCATGATGGTCTCATCACCACCGGGAACAGAGTACGGATACTCCTGCGGCAAACTCTCAGACATCACCCGTGCAAGAATCTTAAACTCTTGACGCATCGCATAATGCAAACGCTTATGCACCGCACTCATCACTCGAGCACCCTGCTCCATCATCGCCATGGTGGTTCCCACCGCAGCACCTTCGTTACCCGCACCTACTTTAAGGTCCGTGATCGTTGCGAAACGTTGCGCAGCATCCACCACAAAACCCAGTAATTGGAACAAAGTTTGATCTGGACCCTTAAACGGTAACGGCATTAAGCTGTCACGTATTGCACCGCCGGGAGCGTCAACATCTCTAAACTCGCCGGGCTGTAGTGGCTCGTCGTCATCCCTGATCCGTAGTCCGCGGGCCTTGAAGCCAGCAGGTAGATTAGATAACGTACCCGCATCGATCAACTGCCGAAGGGCAGAAGTGGCCGTGCGAGACAGACCGCCAATAGTATGGATCAAGCCTAGACCGTAGAAACCAAATCCCGGCAAAAACTTGTAATGCGTAAAGTAACTAATCTTCTTACGCAAAGAATCTTCTTCGCGGTAGTTGCGGCGAATAGCTAAAATCTGACCATTGTCTTCAGAGATGGTCACAATGTACGGAATCTTAATCCCCGTAAACTCGCCGTCTTCATCTTCGTCCTCGTAACCTTCTAAATCAAGGTCAACGTGACACTCAAGAATGGTGCAGTCATAATCAATCTGATTAGCGTCTTGCCCATCCAACCTGTTCATCTCACCTGTCAGCGAAGTCAATTCTTTCTGAGAAGGGATGACTTCTACATCTAGATACACTCCCGCCACTTGGCGCTTGCGTAAATCGTTTAATGCCATCCGCACAACTTGCGTGATGTTAGGGCACGAGTCGAGGTCCGCGGTGTCATAAGGAACCACTAAGTTTTCAGCAGGCACAAATTTAGACACGGCCCTTTCCATCGTCTCATCGTAATACGTCTTTTTAAACGTAGATCCCGCTAACGGTAAGAAAAACAGCATCTGATCCATGTCAGGCGTGTACTCGTCCATGACATTAGTAATGTAGTAATTCATAAACTGCTTCACGCGTTGCGCTTGTTGCGCTTTTGCCGCGGTACTCTTACCCATCACAACCGTGCGTACAGGACCTGAAGGGGGCAGTAATTCGTTAAAAGCTTGGGCTTGGAATTGTGTCGCCGCTTCCGCCAACAAAGGATGAGTTACACCCGATGCCCCGCGAAAAGGCTGTGTACGTTCTTCGTAGTTAAAGCCTAATAGCTCTAACCCACTGGAATAGGCTTCTTCCCAATCTTGACGACTGGCTTTGTTAGCATCAAACTCACCCAATAACTCAGACGAAATCCGACTAAGCTCACGTTCAGGCATCTCTTCTGCAAGGTTGGCGTCAAACTCTAGGTTCTGGCCGCGCTGATCCATAGGATCAAAATCAATAAGAACGCCGCCGTCGTCTTCGGACGTGATCTCAATCTCCCCCACATCTTCGGCTTGAATCATCGCCATCACATCATTCCCAGAGTCTGGGATAGATAGCTCTAGCTCCGCTGCAAGATCCTCCATGTCTAATTGAGAGGGGACGTTGTTGTCCATTAAGCCTGCGTTTGCTGTACCGATTGCCATAACCACTCCTAATTCAATAATACGCCCTTACTTTATCAGAATTATCACCTTCTTCCCAGTCATCCGAAGGCAACTGCACAAAATTGCCCTGCCTGTACCGCATCAACGCCTGAGTCATGCTATCCACCAAGTCATCATACTCTCCGTTAGGGAACGCCGCCACCTCTTCCACCAACTCGTCTGCCCACGTCTCGTCAGGGACCCAAACCATACCCGCCTCAAACAAAGGTGACACACTGTGCACCCTCGTTATTTTGTCATTACCACGACTCGGCGTGAAGTTAACCACAGGAATGCCCTGCGCACGAAGCTCCTGAGTCAACGGCGTACCACTGGCCTTCGCCTCAATAATCACCGTGTCAGGCTCCCAAAATTTATATAAATCTAACGCCACCTGCTTTAACTCAGGGAAATCCCACCGCCCCTTCTTACTGTCCAACAAAATTAAATTAGGACCTCGACTCCCCTCATTAGGGTAAAACACCCCCCACGTCGTAATGGCCGAATAATCCGCCGTCTGCTTTGCCGAAAACGCCGTGTCGTAACTTTGAATCACATACTCCAACTGAGGCACCGACTCCTTCTCCCACTTCTGCCACCACTCACGCTTGATAATCGCGTTCTCTTCACCCGTTGGATTCTGCTGATACTGCGCGTTCCACTTGCTCGGAGGGATCGATGCGCGGACCGCGGTCAAATCTTCCAAACTCCAGTACTCAGGCCAACACGGTGTCCCGTCCTCAAAGATAGCAGGAAGCTCCACGACTTCCCATTGATCGGCTAACGGGTCCTTGGCCATAGAGCGCAGGAGTTGCCCTGTCATGTCTTTCTCCGACCAACGTGTCTGTACTATGACTATTGACCCGCCCGGCTGTAGACGCTGTCTAGGGCCGCCTGTGTACCAGTCCCACGCATCATCAAAGCCAGCCGCCGACATCGCCGTCTGCTCCGAGTGAGGATCGTCAATGATAATTAAATCACCACCACGTCCCGCCAAGTTAGATCCCACACCCACCGCATAATACATACCGCCCGCGCTCGTGTCCCAACGGCCCGAGGCCTTACTGTCCGCCGCTAACTTAACGTCAGGAAAGACCTCCTTGTACGCGTCCACATCCAAAAGGTTCTTCGTCTTACGACCAAAGTTTACCGCCAACTCCGTCGTGTGCGTCGCCTGTATAATCTTCATGTTCGGATTCTTGCCCATCATCCACGCAGGAAACAAGAAGGACGCAAACTCACTCTTCGTGTGCCGCGGTGCCATGTTAATGATCAATCTTTTTAGCTCGCCGCTCGCGACTCTTTCCA